TTAATTATTAGTTTTAAAGCTTAAAGGATTTAATTTGACTGCATCTTCTAAATGATCTGGTGCGAAATGCGCATATCGCATTGTCATTTTTATGTCGGTGTGGCCGAGCACTCGCTGCAAGACCAGAATATTACCACCATTCATCATAAAGTGACTGGCGAAGGTGTGGCGTAAAACATGGGTAAGTTGTCCTGCCGGTAATTCGATGCCTGTTCTTTCCAGCGCAGACCGGAACGCGCCATAACAATCATTAAACAACCGGCCTTTTTTATCATCAGGCAGAGACTCATAGAGCTCTTTGCTGATTGGGACGGTGCGGTTTTTTCTGCCTTTCGTGTTGGTGTATGTGATTTTGTATTTCGCGAGCTGGCTTTTTCTCAGACTCTCGGCCTCAGACCACCGTGCACCAGTGGCGAGACAGATTCTTACCACGGTTTCTAAATCAGGGTGGTCATGCCGTTTACACTCTCCGAGCAGTTGTGAAATTTGGTCGTGAGTTAGCCAGGCCATTTCCATTTCTTCTGTGCGGAATGGGCGCATATTTTTCAGAGGATTTTCCCCCTTCCATTCTCCGAGGCGGTTTAGCTCATTGAATACAGCCCGGAAGTAGGCCAGCTCAAGATTAAGCGTGCGAGGCGATACTTCTTTTACCCTGTTCGAACGGGCATACTCACCTTTTAACCGTTTTTCTCGGTAACGGGAAAACATCTGCGCATCGAAATCGCGTGCGAGTGGTTCGCCCATACACTCAAAAGCATGGTGCATGGCTAACTGGCGTTTCAAGCCGTCTTTCAGTGTAATGCCATGAGCGCTATACCATGAATCAACCAGCTCTTTTAACGTGCGTCTGTCTTCCTTTTCCTCCTGCCAGGGGTTTTGAACGGTGTACTGTTCAAACGCTAGAGCCTCGCCCTTAGTAGCGAATTTCTTTCTGATACGTTTGCCTTTTGCACCATTTGGGTAGAGCTCACAAATCCAGCCGCCAGCCGGATTTTTACGGACAGTCATCAATTAACCTCGCTGTATATACCCACTACACGGCCAATCGTTTTTATCTCATCTATCCCGCACTCAAACGGTACTTTGCCTCCCGCAACGTGTAACTTTTTGCCTGGTAGGAGCGTCAATTCTCTGATGCTGGTAGCCCCCTCAATATCAACCAACCAAAGGCCATCAGAAAGTGAGGCATCTTGTTCTATGAAGTGCAGCTTTCCATCGGCGCGAACAGCAATGCCTTTTGACATTTGCTTGCTAAAAAAACCGGCATCAATACTCAATGGTGAATTTTCTGCGAGTTTTCCATCGCTAAGAGTGAAGGAGTCTATCGTTTTCGGATCCGTTGGGGACGGTTTTCCATCATATTGAGAGCCTTGCCCCGTAAGTAGCCATAGTAGGCTTGCTCCAGTTTCTAAGGCGCACTGCACGGCGAAATCATAAGAAACAGTGCCTCGCGTGTAGCGATTTTGTAGGGAGCTGGCTGCAATATTGAAGTGCCGGGCTAGCTGGATTTTTTGAGTAAAACCATATACCTGACAAATTCTATCCAGTAACTCATCGTTATTCACTTGAGTATCAAGTATCAAAATTTATTCCTTTGGGTGTTTACTAATTCTCATATGAGTATTAGTATCGTTGCTAATTCGGGCAATCAGTGGCAGAAGTTGGCAAACGGAGGCCATTGATTGCTAACATTGTCAAAATGGGAATCATGCAACATGGCTTCTGAAATCGCAATCATCAAAATCCCGTCTCCTGTAGTTACTCTTCAGCAATTCGCAGAACTTGAGGGAGTTTCCGAACGTACTGCCTATCGTTGGACGACAGGTGACACCCCCCGTGTACCAATCGAAAAACGTATCATCCGGAAAGGTTGTAAGAAAGCCGGTGGCCCTATCCGAATTTATTACGCTCGCTGGAAAGAAGAACAACTGCGTAAGGCTTTAGGGCACGCTCGTTTTCAGCTCATTATTGAGAATCCATATTCACTTTAAGTGAATTTAAAAGGTGCAACATGTTTGATTTTCAGGTTTCCAAACATCCCCACTATGACGAAGCATGCCGGGTTTTTGCGCAGCGTCACAACATGGCGAAGCTGGCTAGGCATGCGGGTATGAACGTTCAAACGCTACGTAACAAGCTCAACCCGGAACAGCCTCACCAGTTCACGCCGCCTGAATTGTGGCTACTAACTGACCTTACCGAAGACTCAACCCTCGTTGATGGTTTTCTGGCGCAGATTCACTGCCTGCCATGTGTACCGGTTAATGAGCTGGCTAAAGACAAATTGCAGTCTTATGTCATGCGCGCAATGCGTGAACTCGGCGAGCTGGCGAGCGGTGCGGTATCTGATGAACGCCTGACCTCTGCCCGTAAGCACAACATGATTGAAAGCGTTAATGCTGGCATTCGCATGTTGTCGTTGTCGGCGCTGGCGTTGCATGCGCGTCTGCAGACTAATCCCGCTATGTCGAGCGTGGTCGATACCATGAGCGGTATTGGCGCATCCTTCGGGCTGATTTGAGGTGCGTATGCTGAAAAGTGAACCGTCATTCGCGTCTCTGCTCGTTAAACCAAGCCCCGGCATGCACTACGGCCACGGCTGGATCGCAGGTAAGGACGGCAAGCGCTGGCACCCGAGCCACTCACAGTCCGAATTATTAAAAGGGCTGAAAACAAAGCCGCCGAAATCGTCAGGTTTTTTAATTATTCGTATTGTCCACTTTATTATTAAAGGGGTTAAACATGTCACGCGATGAATTAAGGATTGTTTTAGGTGCCATGATTCCGAACATGGAAGACGGTTTTGAAATTAAAACCCGCGATGGGATAATTTTACGAGTTGACCCGGAATGGGAGTGCTGCAAGCAGTTTAAAGATAGCCTGAAAGCTGAAATTATCAGCCAATTGAAAAGTAAACCAGCCGTCGTATTTGGTTATAGCTAATTAAACAAAAGAAATTATCTGGCGTAAACCCGCCGGGCTTCTTATTGCCCGAAATCAGGAGAATCAATTATGCGTAATACCGAAATCCGTAGTTTTAACACTGATAGTGATGCGCTGGCCGTATTGCTGACCGATGCAAAAAAAGAAGAGCGTAAAGACCGCGCGCTCGCTGTTTCCATCCGCCTTGAGGCGCTGGCTATCCATATCACCAAAGAGGGTATGAGCGGCACCGAAGCTGCCGAACTGCTGCGTCGTGAAGCAACCCGCTTTGAGAATGAATCACAGGAGCTGCACTAATGGCCGACGCAATGGATTTAGCACAACAGCGCGAGCAGGAAGACCGCGAGCGCCACATCAGCAACGCGCGCAGCCGTATCGCTGCGCCTTCCCGTTTTCTTTGCGAAGAATGTGACGCACCAATCCCGGAAGCTCGCCGCGCTGCGATTCCGGGCGTGGCTTTTTGCGTGACCTGCCAACAAATCGCCGAACTTAAATTAAAACACTATCGGGGTGCGATATGACTACCAGACCACTAAGCCAACTCAAGAAAGCGGCGCGTATTTGGGATAAAGCCCATCGAGGCATCGCGGCGTTTTGGCTGCGTCAGCATGCCACATCCAAACAGGGTGAATATCACCCGAAAGAATCGAAGCTACAAATTTTGAAAAAACTTCGGGAACAGCAAAAAGCTCAGTCGACATCGGTAAATGCTGGGGATTTCCAGAGCGATAAAACTCAACAGTCCGCCGGGTACAGCGAGCCGACACATGAATATCTGTCGATAGTTCTTCCCAGGTCTGCCAGTCATCCAGTTGAGATACTGGGGTATCCAAATAACGTCGATTTAAAATTTGTAAGGCGTGCCGAACATGTGTTGACCATTCTTCGCGTGGTTTCCAGCTATGTGGACAATTCCACTCAATTTTCCGACCTAGCTCATGCCGACCAGCTATTGAAAGAGGTAGCCGGTCTGCTATGTGGCATTGAGTCTCAGAAAGAAAAGCATCGCAAATGCCCAGCATGTCGGATGCGGAAATGATCTTCATTGGTTCTTTCGTAGCTTCGAAAGCTGTCACCTCTGTAATCAAATCAACATAGCGGCGTTGGGTGGGATCTTCTTCAGTGAATAAAGTCATAGACACTCCTGTCTCAGCAAAGGCTACGGGTGAGATTGATTATGCCTTTCTATGGAATTTTCCAAAACAAGCAATAGCCAGCCCATATCTTACCTATGACCAACAACATCGCCGCGACCGTATGCTCGCGGCTTTGCTGCATGCGAGAAAGGTGCTTTCTCTCCAGCCTGAATGCGTGCGTTTTGATGTTTATCGCACCGCTGCTGTGCTGGAGAAAAATCAGGGCAGTCAACGAGCCAATGCCTTTTTAATAAGTTTCTGCAAAAGGGCATTGCCACGTCTTGAACTGGTCGCAAAAAAATACGAGTGCGCGGGTATCAACAGCAATGTATCAGCCGCTGTTTTTGGCAGTCATTTTGATACTGAACTTATGCAATATCTGGCGTCACGCATGGTCAATATGGTTGCCAGATATAACCGACTCCCGGACATGTCACGCGCCGATATCGACCTTTTGGCCGCTGATATCGCGAATTTCATTCGCGCTGAACTGGCTGACATTGATGACACCGGATTTAGCGAGCTTAAAACGCTGTACACCTGGTACATGCGCGCCGGTTTTATTTCTCTGCAATTCAATGTTACCCCTCCGCATTGGGAGCGAGTGACAAAGAAATATGTCGGAGAAGATGAAATCGCCCCGGCCATCGCTCGCATGTTTAACGATGTGTGGTGGCGTGGTCGTCTGCGTCGCATTGCGGCTGCATGGCGCGAACATCTGCAAATTACTGTCGGTAACGTCAGTAAGAAAAAGCATGCCTATGCGAGTAAAAACTGCGTGACTGACTGGCGTGAACAAAAGCGCCGCACTCGTGAATTTCTCAAAGGTCTGGATCTCGAAGACGAAGACGGCAACCGTATCAGCCTGATTGAAAAATTTGACGGCTCGGTCGCTAACCCTGCGATACGCCGCTGCGAGCTGATGACCCGCATCCGTGGGTTTGAAAATATCTGCAATGAACTCGGATACGTCGGGGAGTTTTACACCCTGACCGCACCGTCTAAATATCATGCCACGACTAAAGCGGGATACCGTAACAGCAAATGGAACGGCGCCAGCCCGTCGGACACGCAGAACTACCTAACCGGCCTTTGGGCGCGCATTCGTGCCAAGCTACATCGGGAAGAAATTCGCATTTTCGGCATACGTGTTGCCGAGCCTCATCACGACGGAACGCCGCATTGGCACATGCTTATGTTCATGTTGCCAGAAGACGTCGAGCGCGTGCGCCTCATCATCCGCGATTATGCATGGGAGGAAGACCGCCACGAACTTAAAAGTGATAAGGCTAAAAAAGCCCGCTTTCATGCTGAGGCTATCGACCCGGAGAAAGGCAGTGCTACCGGCTATGTCGCGAAATACATTTCTAAAAACATCGACGGTTATGCTCTCGATGGTGAAACCGATGACGAAAGCGGTGAGCTGCTGAAAGAGACAGCCCCAGCTGTATCAGCATGGGCGGCGCGCTGGCACATCCGTCAGTTTCAGTTTATCGGCGGTGCGCCGGTGACGGTCTACCGTGAATTGCGTCGTCTCGCTGATACCGAGGCCGCGCACGGTCTGAGCGTTGAGTTTGCCGCCGTCCATGATGCCGCTGACGCCGGTGACTGGGCTGGTTACGTTAATGCGCAGGGTGGGCCGTTTGTCCGTCGCGATGATTTGCAGGTGCGCACACTGTATGAACCGCGCACCGAGTTTAATCAGTATGGTGAGGAAACCGTCTGCATTCGTGGCGTATACGATTCCGCTATTGGTGCTGGCACTCCGATTTTAACCCGGCTAACGCAGTGGAAAATTGTGCCGAAGCGTGCCGTTGATTTGGCCGTTGACGTTAAGGGCGCTCCTGCGCCCTCTCGGAGTTCTGTCAATAACTGTACGGGAAGCGAAAGCGAGCCACCGGAACTCGATTTATCTAAACCCCTAAGTCGACGTGAAAAACGAGAGCTGACAAACCGACTCAGGAAGCAAAAGCCAGCAATACGGCGAAAATTTATCCACGGAACGGATGAGCAAAATGCAGCTATAGCGAAAACTATCGACGAGATACATCTGACTACCGGCATCACAATCAGCCGGGGCGAAGCCCTGCACCTGATGGTCGGTGGTAAAAGTTGTTTTGATGGCAAATGGCTACGCGGAACGGCCAAAGGGGAGATATTTTCCGCTGTACCATCACATCATGCGAAAACACAGAAAATCCTCAAGCGTGTAGCAATGCTGGCAGAAGCATCAAAATTAACCACTAAGTAATTCATATCCATATCATGTACATACGCCAACTGCGAGGCTAATTTTTCCTTCCCATTTTTTACCAATACGTGATACTGTATAAATATACAGTATCACGTATTGGGAGGGTTTTCATGGTTGGGGAACATTTCAGACGAACGCAGCAAAAGTGGGCTTGCGTGCAATTTATTGCCGAGGTATCTCTGATTGCAAACTGCAAACCAGCAGACTTAAAGCTCGCACTCACTCTCATTGCTGACCTGGCAAACAGCGAAAATGCTAGTAATAAAGACGAGGATTTATTTTATCGTGTAGAATAATTAACTGAACTGAAAGCCATGTAAAAGATACATGGCTTAAAAATTACATTGTTTCTTTAAGTGCACACAATTTCTTATCTAACTCACGAAAACAATCCAGTATAAAGTTAACATCGTCTAACTCATCTTTAGGATTTATTTGCTGATTAACCCTTGCGGATAAATGAGCAACCTCACCCCGCTTAGCTCCAAAACTATCTAACTTTGGCAACATCTGAGGTTCAAGCTCGTCGATATCAACCCCTGTGGGTAATATTAATAATTTAAAGTTTTTCGCCTTAATCCCATGATTCGAACTAATTTTACTAATAAACTGCTTACTAGCAATCGTCATAATTTCATTTAGAGAGTCTTTAGGATTTGTTCTTCCTCGTGACAAATCTATTAGTTCTTGATTGTTTTGCTCATCACCAACAGACCAACAACTATGATACGCAGCAAGGAATGATACAATCGTCATGGAGGGAACTTTATTCCTTTTCCATTGATTCAACGCATATAGAACCGTATCTTTAGAAATATCCTCTAGATAAGATTCAAACTCAGCATGGGTCAATAGACGGTAGCCCTTTGCCATATCTAGCTGCACAGGCTCATATTCACCAATGGGAGAAAAATCAGCAGGAAGCAGATGTCGTCTTAACTCCCCCAGTCTTTCCTGCAATAAAATAAAACGTTCAGACTGTGCCATAATCATACCACTGTTATTCTATTAGCAGCCTCATCAAATTTAAGAGTTGGTAACTTAGTATTTAGCAAAGCATTAAGCTCATTAAACCACACCGAAATTCTGGTAAATGTTGACTTGAGGCTTTTAGTTGTTGTTTCAATCGATGAAAGAAAACTATAATTTTCTTTACAAAGCTTTTGAAAAAGCTCTTCAACTTCAGTTTCTCGGCCTACAGTAGCATCCCTAACCTCTGCATAAGAAAAAGAGAGTACCATTATATCAAAAATTGCTCTATTGAATTTTCTTTCATAGTCACCAGCAAACCATTTTCTATAACTGTTAGAATCAAAAATTTTCATTATTGTGGCGTGAGCAAAATTAAGCTGGTTAAATTGCTCTGTCACCATACCCTCAACACGACCCCAGTCTTTATTAAAAACCAAACATGTATTATCTAAGAATTTTTTAAGGTCCCCTGCATAGTCAGTAAGAAAGTTTTTAAGGGCATAGAATCTCAATAACAACTCATTATCACGCATCCGAAAATCAGGTTTCTTTAACTTCAATATATTTTTAATTGCCTCATTATCAGGGGCGGAAGCATCGACAAAAGAAACAAAAGGACCAGGGTGTAGGGCTTGTCGTAGCTCTTGAGGGGCCAGTTGAACGCTACCAGTATTTAGACGTAAAAATACATGATAAAGGAATTCTTCACTCGGCCAATTTTTAATTACCACCGTTCTTATTGGTTGATTCTCAAAAGCCGCCACATCATTATAATAACTAGCATCATCTTTAAGATCGTGCAGATTCTTTCCTTTAAGGTCTGTTCTAATCTCTAGCCCGCTTAATTTTAAAGATTCATAGTTTTCATCACCTTTCTCAGCCGCAAATTGACGAATACTTAACAACCGTTGCTTGCCATCAAGGACTATATACGCCCCTCTTTGCTCCTTTCTTTCAGCCAAAACCAACTGCGGTATTGGCAAACCTAGTATTAACGACTCAATAAAATTGCTTTTCCTTGATTTATCCCAGGCATCACGCCGCTGAAAATCAGGATTAAGTTGTATATTGTTTTTATTAATTTGGTTAATAATAGTTTCTGTTGTCCAGTCGGTACCACTAACTACAGCAGCGGAGAAATCCGTGCCTTCGATTAACTCAACATCATCTTCGTTTTCAGCCTGCTCATCATACTCAAAAAAATGCTCTGACATTCGCTACCTCACTAGGCTAGATTTTAAGCTGTGCAATACCCTATGTTAGTCACAAAATCTACGGATTCGGCTGTAATATTATTACGCATCAAAACGCATCAAAATGCATGCAGCAAGAAATGTAGCTTTTATGACTTGAGTCCACATAATATCTCTATGCCTTGCTCTCATGCAATTGCATTAAAACAGCCCCATAAAGCGGGCAGGCGTGGCGGGGAAAGCATTGCGCGCCAGCGGTGGTGCGTAATATTAAAAATTATCGTCTGAGCGCGTCGTGATGGCTCGTTCATAGTCGCTGTCGGTTCGTTGGTGGTCGGGTGTGGTGGTGAGCGTGTGGAGCGTCTGAGGCGTGATGATGGCGGGGTATGAAAAAGCCGCCAATACTGGCGGCTTGAAGGGGGAATTATTCCGGGTTGTCGAGGGTGTACTCTTTGAACCTGATGACCTCCATGCCGAGCCAGTCGTTTACCTCCCTGAACCTGTCCTGTAGCGGCGATAACTCGTTACGCACAAAGACCTTTGCCACCTTCTCAACGTCGCCCATTGAGCCGATATTCTCAGGCTTGCCGCCCATGAGCTGGAAAGGTACGCGGTGCGCATCCATCAGGTCAGCGGCGCTGGCTTTCTTGATGTTGAAAAAGTCATCCTTTGTGGCGACTTCGCTCAATGGCACGATTTTTATGCCGTCCGGTTTCCCGTTCGGTGAGTAGAAAAACAGGTTTTTAAAGTTGCCGAGCCCTTTAGAGTTACGCATTGCATCGCGCAGCGATTCGACGTCAGTCGCGCTTTGCGCCGGGTCAGTCACATACATGATGTAACCTGCGTGCGCGCCGTTCTGGTAATACTTGCGACGGAACAGCGTCGCGGACTCATTAAGCCAGGCAGAATTAAGCGCACTGAGATATTCCGGCAGACCGTAAATTTCCTGATTAATGTCAGGCTCCAGCAGGTGAAACACGGTGTCAGGCGCGAATTCATGCGGCAGAGTGAAGTTTTCCACAAACCAGAAAATCGAATCATCAACCCCACGACGGGTATATTTGGCCGGTGAGGTCAGTAGCTTGATTAACTGGCCGGTGACGCTGTGGCGCTGCTCAAGAAAGGCGTTGCCGAATACCAGATAGTCGAGCGCAAAACGGCTGAAATCCTGACGTGATAACAACGGGTGCGGAATGTAGGTGCTCGCGAGCACGTTGCGTTTAACGTAAATCGGTGAGCTGTGATGCACGGCAGAGCGCAGGCTCTTCGCCAGCCCGGAAAAACTGACCGGCGGCTCGTACCATTTGCCGTTACTGATGCACTCGACATAATCCAGAATGTCGCGCTTATCGAGCACCGGCACCGGCTCGCCGAAAGTGAACGCCTCCATTTTCTGCGGGGCGCTGGCCGTCATGGCGACTGCTTTGCGTGGCTTGCGCTTGCTCATGCTGCCACCTCACCCGCTGCAACAGCGAAAGACCAGTCGCAGCCAAACAGCAGACGATAATCATCGTCGCTGTATTCGCGTTTAATCTCCTCAGGCGCAAAGAGATTGCACCCGCGCTGGCATGCTGCATCCAGAGTGACAGACTGACGCCAGACACCATCTGTGCAAAATACGCTGTCACCGGTATTGATTAGCGGTGACGGTCGGCACTTGCGGGTTGTGCCGTTCCATACCCTAAATGCTGCGTAGCTGTCTGATGGTGTGGTGAACATCGTCAGATTGTGGCGTTTATGGCTGGCGATAGCTGCCGCGACTTTTGCCGCTCTTAGCGGATTATTGAACCATCCGAACTCATCAAGGTAGACATTACCCGCCAGCGCGGCGCAGTGGGATTCCTCGCCGACAAAGCTGATAACCGCACCGTCGTCGAGCTGCAGGTTGTGGCCGTTGCTCGTCAGACGGACGCCGACGCGCGCCGAAAGGTTATTCATGTACATCAGCGCCACGCGCGCATGCTCAATGGTGTGAGCAAACCAGACCTGATTATTGCCTGTTGTCAGCGCATCGAGCAGCGCTTCACGGCTAAAGAGCTGCGTTGCGCCAATCTGGCGCGATTTGGTGATGCTGCGGTCGATACTGAGTTTCCCGACACGCAACCATGTTGCCTGATAGTCAAAGCTGTCATTGTGCAGAATATCGGCCATTGCCTGAATCTGGCTATGTGAGAAAACGTTATTTTTCATTAATTAAACTCCAGAATAGATTTAGGCTGCATGCCGCTACCGGCAGAAAGCGGTTCGTTTAACAGGGCGTGCATGGTCGCCCATGCGATATCGGCGTGACTGGCTTCCTCGGTGCGGCTGGCCTCATAGGTGGCGCTGCGACCGCTGCTGGTCATGGTTTTGCGAATCGACATAAACGACTGCGTGACGTCGGTTGCCCCGGCGTCGTACTCCAGACAGCCACGGCGAATGGTGTCTTTTGCCTTGAGCACCATCGCGGTTTTCATCTCAGGTGTGTAACGGATGCCGCGTGCCGCCGGGTAGAATGAGCGCACCAACTGGAACACGCCGAGACCGAGGCCGGTTGCGTCAATGCCGATGTATTCGACGTTGTATTTCTCGGTCAGTTTGCGGATGCCCTCTGCCTGCGCGGCAAAGTCCATGCCTTTCCACTGGTGACGCTCCAGCATGCGAAACTTGCCACCCGAAACCACCGGCGGCGCGAGTACGACACATCCGGCACTGTCGCCGGTGTGAGACGGGTCGTAGCCAATCCAGACCGGGCGCGAGCCGAATGGATGGTC